AATCCGCGATTACCTGAGCGGTTTGCTCAGGGCTATAGTTTACCGTTTTCTCGGCCATTTTGCGTACTCCTTAGTGCGCTGTTTCGATGTAGTAATTATAGGCCAGTCAATTTCAAAACGCAAGCCCATAAGGTGCGACACATTGACGCAGGGATTTTAGTATGATCATAAAATTTAGTAGGGTTTATCCTTATGTTGTATTTTTGCACCAGGGGTTGACCCGGCCCGATTTTTTATGCTATAACAAGTTGATTATATAGTTATAGAATTTATAATGACTAGGGGGGTTATTAGACGTTATGAATGGTAGAACTATAAGGGCCCTCCCACACGGCCAACTTTAAAAAAATCTCCACAAAACTTTCGGTGCCAAAGCCAAAGCCAAAGCCAAAACCACTACCAGTGATGCACCACACCCAACACAATCACCACATTTGTCACCAAGTAACACAAAACTATCCCCGTCCTAATCCAACAAACCGCATCAGCCTCCTGATCAGTCAAACCATACTTATCACCTAATGCTTTTGCCCACAGCCGCCACATAACTTTCTCCAAAACATATATTATATCACTAAAACTAAACAAATTCAAGAAAATTTTTTGGGACACCACAAAATATTCGCAACTTGACATTACAGCCCTAAAGTGTTATACTCTAGTGAACTGGAGGTCGACCATGGAAATTATCGAGTTAATGTTAAAAGCTTGGCCAGTATTTGTGGCCTTTATTATGATTGTAGTCCTTTTTGCCAAAGCAGATATGCGTTTGGGCGTTTTAGAAGATAAAGTAAAAAGTTTATTTGATCTTTACAACAAACGTGACAAATAATGGCACACTACCGCGCCGTATTTATTTCGGACGTGCACTTAGGTACCAAGGCTAGTAAAGCTGAGTACCTAAGCCAATTTTTAAAGTCTAACACTTGTGATACACTGTACTTGGTTGGTGATATTATTGACGGTTGGAAGGTCAAGCAAAATAAGCTGCGCTGGACTAATCAGCATACCAATGTGGTCAGGCATATTTTAGCCAAAGCTAATCGTAAAAAAACCCGTGTTATATACGTGGCCGGCAATCACGACGAATTCCTTAGACCACTAATCAGTTACGGTTTAAAGTTTGGCCGCATCGAGGTGGTAAACCAGTGCGAATACTTAGACCTCAATAACCGCCGCTGGTTAGTTACACACGGCGATATGTTTGACGGCATTACCAGATTAGCACCTTGGCTAGCTTGGTTAGGCGACAGCGCCTATGATTTTGTCCTAGGCTTAAACACCCAGTTTAACCAATTACGTCACCGCCTAGGCTTTGGTTACTGGAGTCTATCGCAGTGGTTAAAGTCCAAGGTAAAACGCGCAGTAGACTTTGTATTCAAATTCGAGCAGACTATTACCAAATATGCTGAAAAACGCAAGTTTTTTGGCGTAATCTGTGGTCACATTCATCAAGCTGAGATTAAGACCGTGGCGGGCATAGGCTACATGAATTCGGGAGATTGGGTAGAGTCGTGTACTGCCTTAGTAGAGACCCTGGAAGGAGAGTGGCAGATTATAACATGGAGGCCAAAAGATGCCGAAAACAATACTAATAGTAACGGATAATGTACCCCAGCAAATTAACGGAGTGGTTACAACGTTCAACAACTTGGAACGCGAGGCAAATAGCCACGGCTACAATATTGTATATTGTGATCCCCGGCAGTTCCCTAATTGTGGTGCTCTTGGCTACAGCGATATTAGGTTGGCGTGGCCTCGTGGCATTGGTGAAAAACTGGAAAGGGTAAACCCTGATTATGTACACATTGCCACTGAGGGGCCACTGGGCTTAGCTGCACGTTGCTGGATGGATCGTCATGGTTGGCGGTATAACACCAGCTACCACACCAAACTGCCAGAAGCTATCAAGAAGTACTATAAAATTCCTGAGCGCTGGACCTATCGCTACTTACGCTGGTTTCACAAGCATTCGGGCAAAGTGTTAGCTACTACAGTCAGCATGGTTGATGAACTTAAATCACACGGCTTTTGCGGCGATATTGTGCCCTGGACCCGCGGTGTAGATCGCCAGCAGTTTTATCCAACATCAGAGTTTCGTGAAACTAAGTACCCTACACTCTTATGGGTTGGTCGCGTTTCTGTGGAAAAGTCGTGCGAGGACTTTTGCAAGCTGGACTACCTAGGTGCTCGTAAAATTGTGGTCGGTGATGGGCCGCAGCGTGAGTACCTGCAGAGCAAGTACCCTGAAGTCCAATTTGTGGGTATGAAAACTGGTAAGGAACTAGCCAGCTACTACCAGCAAGCAGATTGCCTAGTATTTACCAGCCGCTGGGATACTTTTGGCATTGTAATGTTGGAAGCAATGGCGTGTGGTACACCTGTGGCAGCCTATCCAGTTTGTGGTCCACAAGATGTGATAGAGCTGGACAGAACCGGTTACACTAGCCCAGATCTTAAACTGGCTGTGGTACGTGCACTAGCAATTCCCAGACACGTAGTAGTGGTGGCTAGCTATCGCTGGTCATGGGAAAAATGCTGGCAGATATTTGAATATAACTTAATAAGGAGAATATAATGTCGGAACAGAAATTAGAAGAAGTCCACGCTAAAGGTCAGCTTATTGAAAAACTTACATTTGCACTGTTACCACTGTTATTTACCTGCGTAGTGTACTTGATGAGTGCACTACAAAACCTACAACACGACGTTACTGTGCTGAATTCAAAAATCTCACTAGTAGTCACCAGCGACAACAAGCAGGCTACTAATACTGGTGCAGAATTAGCACGTGAAAAACTGCGTCAAGATTTAGAAAAAGAAATCCAGGCAAATCGTGACTTTATCCACTTAAATCGTGAACGTATTGTTATCCTAGAAGAAAAGATTAAGAAATGAACCTGACCCCAACCACAGCACCCGCGGAGGTGCTGGAAATTTCTCCAGAGGCACTGGAAGTGGCTAATTGCTACCTGCAATGCCAAGACGCACGTGCGGTCGCAGACAACTTAGGACTGCCCGTAGAAAGCGTGTCTGGCATCCTAGCCCGCAGAGAAGTAAAGTCTTATATCAACCAAGTTTTCTTTGACCTAGGCTTTAACAACCGTTTTAAAATGCGGTCAGCAATGGATGCAGTCCTAAAACGCAAGTTCAAGGAAATGGAGGAGGCAGATGTTGGCTCGAATAAAGACATTGCAGAACTTTTAGCACTATCACATAAAATGAGCATGGAACTACTAGACCGCGAAATTCAGCTAGAAAAGCTGCGGTCAGAGCGTCAAGGACCTAAATCGCAAGTAAACGTGCAAATCAATGAAGGCGGTGACGGTACCAAGTACGGAGCACTTATTAGTCGGCTGCTAGGAGACAAATTGTAATGCTTAAAATTTCGCGTGATGATGTAGACCGTGATGAGATTACAGAGTTTCCTGTACAAGATCGTTTTATTAAACTACCTATTGAAAACTACTTGAAGTTATTAGGTGCTTGGGATTCTATGAATCGCCCACAAATTGCCCTAATCAACGCAATCAATAACCCCAAGTACCGGTTTGTATGCGCCGCACTAGCCCGCCGACTTGGTAAAACTTATATTGCTAATATTATTGCACAGCTAGTCTCACTAGTCCCTAAATGCAATGTGTTGATTATTTCGCCAAACTACAACCTATCCAGCATCTCATTTGAACTGCAACGTAAGTTTATACGTCACTTTGACCTAGAAGTAGAACGTGATAACCTAAAAGACAAAGTAGTAGAGTTGAGCAACGGTTCTACAATCCGCATGGGTTCCTTAAGTACAGTAGACTCAACAGTTGGACGCAGTTACCAAATTATCCTATTTGACGAGGCTGCACTAGGCGATGATGGTGAGTCGGCATTTAACGTGCAACTACGCCCTACACTAGACCGACCTAATTCAAAAGCCATTTTTATCTCCACCCCCCGCGGTCAGCAAAACTGGTTTTCAAAGTTTTACCAACGTGGTTTTAGCGATGAGTATCCTGAATGGTGTTCACTGCAAGCAGACTATACTGAGAATTCTAGAATGGCTGAATCGGACGTGCAAGAAGCGCGCCGGTCGATGTCAAAGGCTGAATTTGAGCAAGAATACTTAGCCAGCTTTAATGTGTTTGAGGGTCAGATCTATAACTTTAGTCGTGAGGTTGGCGTTGCAGAATATACACACCAAGACGGTTGCGAATACATTGCTGGTTGCGATCCAGGCTATCGCGACGCTACTGCTTTTGTGGTTATCAGCTATAATCCTCATAGTGACAGTTTCCACATTGTAGACGAGTACTTAAAAAGCGAGGCTACCACAGACAAGCATGCCCTAGCATTTCGTGAGTACTTGGATCGCTGGCAGGTGGAAGTAGTATTTATAGATTCGGCAGCAGCACAGTTTGCTGGCGATCTTGCTTACACTTACAACATCTCTACCACTAAGGCTAAAAAAGACGTGTTACCAGGTATTGCCTACGTACAGACCTTAGTAGAAACCGGCAGGTTAAAAATATCACCACATTGTCAGCACGTCTTAGACGTAATGGACCAGTATCGTTGGGATAGTCGTGAAAATTTACAGCGCGAGCGCCCTGTACATGATAAGTACTCACACATGGCCGATGCTATTCGTTATGCACTGTACACATACACTATCTAGGTCATAAAAATTTTATGTTGACTTGTTGGTGCTTTAGGTGTACAATGGCTGTATTATAAAAAAATTACTGAGTCCCTAAAAATGGAAAAGTCAGAGTACTACCTAGAGCTGCAACGTGTTTTTGCCAGTGAGTTTAGCTTTTACTTAAAAGCAGCAAACTTTCACTGGAATGTAGAAGGCGAACCTTTTTACCAACTACACTTAATGTTAGAGCGTATTTATAATGAAGTTTTAGAGTCCATTGATATCTATGCTGAAGAGCTGCGTGCGCTACAAATTGTTACACCTGCTAGCTTGTCACAGTTTTCACAGTTAACCTATATTCAAGATGAAAATGCTCCAGGCGACTGGAAAGGTCTGCTACAAGAGCTACTCCTAGATTCAGACATGATGGCAATGAAGTTTCAGCAGTTGTTTGCAATAGCAGAAACTTTTGGCGATCATGGCTTATCGAACTTTTTAGCAGATCGTCAAGATGCACACAAAAAGCATTCGTGGATGCTTCGTAGTTCACTTAAGTAAATGGCAAAGAATACAAACAAGCGTATACCCGTTAAACACGTTAGAGATAAAGCCAAGTCGGCTTATGAAAAGCAAGATCATTGCTATATTTGCAACACAAGTCAGGACTTGGAATTACATCACTTGCATAGCGTTACCCTGTTGCTAGAAAACTGGGCTCGTCGCAAGGCATATGATATTTCAACTGATGAGGGAATCTTAGCTGTTAGGGATGAGTTTATTAGTGAGCATCATAGTGAGTTATATGAACAGGTTTACACCCTATGTAATCCTCATCATGTAGCGCTTCATGGTGTGTACGGTAAAACTCCTCAGCCTGGCAGCGAACCCAAACAAGCGCGTTGGATTAATATTCAGCGTGACAAAGTTGCTGGCGGTGGTCCTGCGGTTCCTAAGCAAAGCTATGGTAGCTTCTTTAGCGAATTTTGTTAGGAAAAAACATGGGTCGTTTTACAGACTGGATTCGTGAAAAGCTGAATCCCGCACAAGAAAGAATTGCACAAGGCGAGGGCACACACATCCCCTCGACTAGTAAACTTACTTTTCAACACGCATTTAAAAACTTAGAAGTTGTAAATCGCGGTGTAAACATGGTAGTGTCAGCAGCAAGCTCCTTAGACTACGATGTAAAAGATAAGTTAAATGAAGGCGTTGTTAGTGGTATCAGGCAAAAGCAGTTAGTTAACTTGCTTAACTTTAGGCCTAACCCCTACCAAAGCATACAAGAATTTCGTCAAGCTATTTTTACTGACTTGTTACTAGAAGGCAACGTGTTTATACACTTTGATGGTGTATTTATGTATCACTTGCCAGCACAGTACACAGAAATCTTAACTGACACCAAAACCTTTATTCGTGGTTACCGCTACAGCGGTTATATCGAGTTTGAAGAAAAAGACGTATTTCACTTTCGCGACTTGAGTTCTGTGAGTATTTATCGTGGCGCTAGTCGCTTAGAGTCGGCACAACATAGTATTGACTTGCTGAATTCAATGTACCAGTTTCAAACACAGTTTTTTGAAAACGGTGCTACTTTTGGTTTTGTGTTAACCAGCGACAATACACTATCACAAGTTGCTAAAGAAAAAACCGTTCAGTATTGGTTACAGCGATACAGTAATAAAACTGGTGGTAAACGACCAGTTATTTTAGACAGCGGTTTAAAACCACATAGTATTAGTAACAACAGTTACAAAGACTTAGACTTTGATCAAGCAATTAAAACTCACAACGATATATTACTACAAGTAATTGGTGTACCACCTATTCTCCTAAACGGCGGTAATAACGCTAACATTTCACCTAACTTGCGGCTGTTCTACTTAGAAACAGTTATGCCGGTTATTAGAAAATTTGTTAGCGCACTAGAACGTTATTATGGATACGATGTGGATGCAATTACTACTAATGTAAGTGCCCTACAACCGGAACTAAAAGATATTGCAACCTATCATCAAACACTCGTAAATGGCGGTATTATTACACCAAACGAAGCGCGGGTAGAGCTGCGATATGAAAAAATGCCAGGATACGACGACCTACGTGTTCCTGCTAATATTGCTGGCAGTGCTGTAAATCCAGCACAAGGTGGTCGTCCCACCACCGCCCCTACAGAATAACAGGGAGAACATATGGTAGATAAAAACAAGGTAATTACCTTAACCAGTACATTTACTAAAAGTGTTCTACCTACCAAAGATATCAGCATTGACTCGATCATGATCGAAGGTTACGCAAGTACCGTAGATACTGATCGTCAGGGTGATATTGTACCTAGCACAGTATGGAAAAGCGGTGTACAAAATTACTTGAAAAATCCAGTAATTTTAGCATACCACGATCATAGTGAGCCTATTGGTAGAATGGTAGATCATAGAATCGACAGTAAAGGTTTGTGGATTAAAGCACGGATTTCTGCAGCAGCAGGCGAAGTATTTAATCTTATCAAAGACGGAGTACTTACTGCGTTTAGTATTGGTTTTCGTATCAGTGATGCGGAATATAATGCAGCCAACGAGCTGTTTGTTGTAAAAGAACTGGAGCTACATGAAATTTCAGTAGTGTCCGTACCTGCTAATCAAAACACATTATTTAGTTTGTCTAAGTCGTTTGAAACCGACGAAGAAGTTAAATTTTTCAAACTGCAATTTGCGCCCAAGTTGGAATCAGCTAAAGGGCTAGAGTCCCCCGTGGAAGCAAATAGCGACACTACAAAGGAATGGAACATGGATCCTAAAGATTTGGAAAAATTGCTAGCTGACACAGCTAAGCAAGCCGCTGTTGAAACAGCAAAAGCTATTGCTGAGCAACATGCTCAAGCTACTCAAGAAAAAGTAGCACAAGAGCGTGCACAGGCTGATCTTGATGCTAAAATCAAAGCTGCTGTTGCACAAGTGCAAACAGTTGACACAGGTGCTGAGCGCCTACTAGCCGAAGTAGAAAAGCGTGTTGCTGAACAAGAGCAATCACACAAGTCTGCTATTGCTGGTCTACAAGCCACACTAGCAGAAAAAGCTGCTGAACTCGAGGCCGTTCAAAAATCACGTATGCAATTTGCTGCTGATGGTACATCAGCCACAATGAGCTATGCTGACAAAGAAAAGGCTGTTCTACTTGCTCGCATGGCTAACAAAAGTGTTGAAGACACCAAGTTTGGTCGTGAAATGGTTCAAAAGTACGGCGCGCATGTACCAAGCGCTACTTGGGAACTTGAAGTTAGCCTAAACATGGAAGCTGAGGTTCGTCGTCGCCTAGTCGTCGCACCACTATTCCGTCAGATCGCTATGCAAACCAACGTAATGAAGATCCCCGTTAATCCAGAAGCAGGTACTGCTCAGTGGATTGACAACTCTTCATTTGGTAGCTCAACAAGTGCTGGTAATAATGCCACACATGCGCTCAAAGAGGTCACACTCAGCGCATACAAAGTTGCTACCAACGAGTACACAGCTTACGAAGAAGAGGAAGATAGTCTTATCGCTATTATGCCTGTAATTCGTGATGGTATGATTCGTCGTATTGCTCGTGCAGTTGACAAGGCTCTACTTCGCGGTGCTGATACTACAGGCGATCCTATTAAGGGTCTAGCTAGTGCAGCTGGTAGTTCAACACAAACTGGTATTACTAATACTACAACAGCTGTTACAGTTGCTAACTTACGTAATATGCGTAAGCAGTTAGGTGTTTGGGGTCTAGATCCAGCAGATGTAGTTTACATTGTTAACAGCAGCGTTTACTACAACCTACTTGAAGACACAGTTTTCCAGACAATGAACCAAGTTGGTCCACAAGCTACACTACTTACTGGCCAAATTGGTCAGATCGGTAACTCACCAGTACTAGTTTCTGGCGAGCTCGGTGATCCTAGCGCAACAGCCGGTACTACATTTGCTAACGTTGGTGCAATTTGCGTTGCTCCTGGCAACTTCGTTGTTGGTAACCAGCGTGGTTTACGTATCGACACACAAGAATTGGTTGAGACACAGCGTCGCGTTATGGTTGCTAGCCTACGTACAGGTTTTGTACAGGTTACAAGCAACTACGGTGCAGGTGTAACTCGTCTAATTTACTCCGCCTAATCTTTAGATTAGTACTGACAGGGCTGAAAGGCCCTGTCTTTTATATGGGTTTTGTGGAATCCATATAAAAGACAATAGAGGAATACAATGGCATTAAATTTAATTACCCTAGTAGAATATAAAACTTATGCCGGAATCAAGAGTAACAACTATGATGCAGAAGTTACTGCACTTATTCCTCGCGTAAGCCAGTTTGTTAAAAACTATTGTGGCAGGACTTTTGTAGACTATGTTGATAGTGACAAAGTCGAGTATTTTAACGGTGGTGTAAGTAAATTTTTACTAGCCGAAAATCCTGTTATTAGTGTTGCTAGTGTTGGCTATAGCATAGACTTTGGTCAAAACTACACTAATCTTGTACAGTACAAAGACTGGATTTTAGATGGCAATGAAGTACGAAGTTTAAATACTAATGCAGTTAATAGTCTAATTACAGTTAATCGTGGATTTCCTGAAGTAATCAAAGGTTACAAGGTAACTTATCGCGCAGGATATGATGATGTACCTGCAGACGTTGCACTAGCTATTATGGACATGGTAACTTACTATCGTAAAAATGATATGAGTGTACATAGCACCAAAGCGCCAGGAACTAATAGCGTACAGATTGAATATATTTCAACTACAGGCTTGCCGGCACATATTCGACGCGTGTTAGATATGTACAGGTCGGATTACACATGAGTATTCAAAATTTTACTTCTGCTATTCAAAGTAAAATCTACGAGACTTGGCTTAAAAAGTTAAACGATAATATTATTACTAATAGTGCTAAAAGTTTGCGGAAAAAAGAACAGGTTGCAAGTAAGACTAGTTTTTACATGACCACAGATACACTTCAAAGTATGTATGAGCGTATAACTGGTCAAAAAATGCCCGATGATCGTGCAAAACGCATTATTAATAATTTAGTTGAAAGTACTAGTTTATCTCCGGCAAAGGAAAGTGGCAAAGCAATTAAAGTAAGTGGTAAAAATGCTATTTTTATTGAGTCAATAAGTTGGGAAGGTATTAGTGAGTTAGTAGCACCAGTATTTGATAACGATCCTAAAGTATTGCAGGTTTACGCCGCTACTGAAAAAGAATACTTAGACTCGCAAATGGCAGTTATTAATAATACTAAATATGCAAAAGGTTCTGAAAAGCAGGCTGCTATTACCAAAGCTGAAAAAGAAGCTAAGCGTCGCGGAAGTTTTGGTTATTTTGTAAATAAAGGCCACGTTATTAGCGTTGCCACCAATTTAGTAAAAAAGTTTCGTGATGATCTTAAAAAGCTAGAAGGCTTACAAGATCAACAAAAATCTGCACTTGTAACTGTGCTTGATAGTTATATCAGTAAATTAGAACAAGACGATATTGATACTAGTAACCTAAAAAGTATAGATCAAACCATTTATGCTAGTTATGTAAAAGATAGTTATGGTAAATATTTAGTAGAGTTTCAGTTTAGTACTGAAAATCAAACAGCTGGAAGTCTTAGTGCGGGTATTTTAAATGAACTTAGTAAAGTATTTACACTAACAACTGAAGATGCTAAAAAGATTTTGGTTAATTCACCAGAACTTGGCGTAGCACTACTAAATACTGAAGGCTCTCCTAGATTTACTCAAATGCTGGCTAATAATATAGCAGATCATATTAAAAGCGGCACTAGTAAAAAAGAAACTTATGTAGGAAAACCCACACTGGTAGCTAAAAAATCTACAAAAGTATCTAAAGATAATAAAAATGCTAGTAAGATTGCACAGTTAAAGGCACTAAGTGGTGATCTTAAAAAATCAATAAAAGTACCTACAACGGTACAGGCTATTGAAGAACAACCAGAACTAAGTTTAATATCTCTGCAAACTTTAATTAATAGCCTACTAACAAAAACTATTAAAGAAAACATGGGCACTGGTAGTCGCCGTGATATTTTAAACTTGCGTACTGGCAGATTTGCCGAAAGTGTCAAACTAGAAAGATTAACGCAAAGTCGTGAAGGTATGATTACTGCGTTTTATACTTATATGCGTAATCCTTATGCTACATTTAGTGATGGTGGACGTCAAGAAAGTCCAAAAACTAGAAACCCTAAATTGTTAATAGCTAAGTCAATCAGGGAAATTGCTGAAACCCAAGTAAAAAATAGATTAAGGGCGGTGTTAGTATGAGCAAGCGCACACAAATTGTAAAAGCCTTGACTGCTAAACTAAACTTAATTGACGGCAAAGCTCCTTATACGGTTAACCTTTTTAAAAATTGTTATGCTAAGCTAAAGTTCTGGGACGAAGTAGAAGATTTTCCCAGCGTATTTTTAATGCCAGGTACTGAGCTGCGCGAATATCATCCCAGTGATTTTGCCTGGGGATTTTTAGGCATTGCTGTTAAAGTATACTGTCATGGTGAATTAAGCAGTGAGCAATTAGAAAATCTACTAACCGATATAGAAAAATGCATTCATGATAATCGTCAACTAGTTTACGATTCTAATAATAATTCCACGACTGAGATTTTAATCCAGTCAATCACAACTGACGAAGGGCTACTAGCCCCTTATGCTGTTGGTGAAATTAACTTACAAGTCCGATACCAGATTCTGTAAGCAACCATGCTGATAAATGTTAAAAACAGATAAATGTCTAGTTTATGCATTTTGGGCATTAACAAAAAGGAACGAAAATGGCATTTAATTTAATTCGTAGTAGTCGAGTATTCTTTACTACAAACGTAGATACAACAGGCGTAGTTGCAGCAACTGGATTTAGTGCTAGCAATACTCGCGAAATTCAAGTATTGGCTGGATTTAGCTTTAGTCAAAATACCGCAACTGAAACTGTTACCCTAAGCGAAGCTGGTGCAACACCTAATCGTGGTCAGCGTAACTTTAACACAGCACTAAATCCAGTTGATTTTAGCTTTAGTACCTATATTCGCCCACGCGATGCTGGTGGTACAATTGATGCTGAAGAAGGTGCACTGTGGAACGCAATGTTTGCCAAAGATGCAATTGGTGGAAGTAATCCAGCTTGGACACCTGGCGCTGGTGCTGGTAGTAGCACTTTTTATGCACAATGTGTTAGCACAAACTCTAATACTCATCAACTTCAGCCTTTTGGCTTAATTGTTGTTCTTGAAAATACTACATTTGTTATTGACAATTGTGCTATGGATCAAGCAGTAATTGATTTTGGTTTAGATGCAATTGCTACTATTGCATGGACAGGTAAGGGTGCTATCTTACGACAAATTACAAGTCCTACTATATCAGCACCTACTTCAGGTGCTAGTGCAGCACAAACAGTTAGTTTTACTGGAACATTAACAGGTACTGTTGCTTATAAACACACAGGTTCAAATGCATACTACTTAGCTAATAAACTAAGTACTGTTACATTTGATAGTGGTATTGGCAGTGCAGCTAATCCTACTGGTACTGGCACAGCATATACTATTCCACTTACTGGTGGTAGCATTACTTTTGCAAATAACATTACTTACCTAGTACCAGCTAATTTAGGTGTGGTTAATACACCAATTACCTACTTTACAGGTACACGTGCAATTACAGGTACAATGAATGCTTACCTACGTACAGGTACAGGATATACTGCTGATTTGCTAACTACTTTGCTTAGTAACAGTGCTACTGCTGTAGATCCTGCATACTCAATGAAAATTACTATTGGCGGCAGCACAACAGCTCTTGCACGAGTTGATATTGAATTACCGGCAGTTATGCTTAGTATTCCTACAGTTGCAACAGAACAAGTTGTTTCTACAACTATTGGATTTACTGGTCAAGGTTACACAACCGGTGCATTTGATATTGAACAAGCTAATGAAGTCTCTATTAAATACTGGGCTACAGAAGCAACTACTATAGCTAACTAAATAATTTAAACACGGAGGCTGGAGTAATTCCAGCCTCACCCTAAACCTAAGGTAATTAATGTCTACACTTTCTCTTAAAACCCTACTAGTTCCCTCTAAATCAGTAGAAGTTGAGTATCCTGGTATGCCAGGTTTTATGCTGCAACTTAGTTTCTTGTCCAGGGAAATCCTACTTAACGTTCGCAAAAAGTCTACAAAAACTACTTTTAAAAATCGCCAACCACAAGAAGACTTTAACGAAGACTTATTCCTACAACTATACACAGAAAATGCAATTAAAGGTTGGACTGGATTTAAACTTAAATACCTAGAACAACTAGCACCAGTTGATTTAACTGGTCAAGACCTAGAAGATTTTTTAGAGTTTACTAATGAAAATGCACTGTATTTGATGAAAAATTCAAGCAATTTTGATGCGTTTATTAGTGAACAGGTAAGCGATCTAGCAAATTTTTCGATGAGCAGCTTGCCGAAGTAAACAGGCTGCTTAAAAGCTATTTTCAAAATACTCAAGTTAGTATGACTAAAGAAAGTTATTTTGAAATGTGCGAAATGATGGATACTGAACCCATAGAAGAAGAAATTCCAGTAGAATTTGATGATTTTCCTTATGAAGTGCAACAGGCTTTTATTGTATACAGAATGTTGCGTGATGAATGGGAAGGCATGAATGGTATTTATTTAGGTAAATCCTTATCTGGAATTCAAGAAATACTACAGTGTTGCGAAATTGATCCACAAGACTACAAAATTATTATATCACTTGTACAAACAATTGATAGTATTAGACAAGAACAAGTTAATTCTAAACACGACAGTAAAAAGCCCGCTTAGCCAAACAGTTAAGCGGGTTTTTTTGTGTTGTTTAAAAATTTTTTGTGTTGACACCTATTTGCCTATGTGGTATAATTGGTATACATAAAAATGTGTAACTAATTTACTGGTTACCTAAGATTACCTGGAGATTATATGGCAGGTCAAACTATAGACATTAAGCTAAATATCAGTGATGAAGGTGCTATGCGCCGACATATTGATAATGCTAAAGAGTATAATAAAGAAACTGAAAAGTTTGGTAAAGGACCTGCTGCACTATCTTCAATGCAGTACGGTCGTGCTCGCGGTGCTAGTGGTTTAACTGGTGCCAGTGCTAGAGACTTTGCTAATGAACAGCAAGGTCTTGGTGGATTAGTCAGACTATACGCTACAGTTGCGGCCAATACATATGCTGCGGCTACTGCTTTTAATGTATTAAGTAGAGCCATGGATACTGATACCATGGTTAAAGGCTTGGATCAACTTGGTGCTAGAAGCGGAATTGCCTTGGGCACACTGGCTCAAAACTTAGTAAAAGCAACCGGTGGAGCCATTAGTTTAAAAGAGGCTATGACAGCTACTGCACAAGGAACTAGTGCAGGTTTAACTAGTGCTCAAATGTTGCGACTTAGTGAAGTAGCACAAAAAGCATCACAAGCACTAGGAGTTGATGTAACAGATGCACTTAGTAGATTAAGTCGTGGTATCACTAAACTAGAACCAGAACTGTTGGATGAATTAGGTTTATTTACAAAAATTGGTCCAGCTACTGAAAACTATGCCAGAAGTATTGGTAAAACTGCTAGTCAATTAACTGATTTTGAAAGACGTCAAGCTTTTGCTAATGCGGTATTAAAAGAGGGTACAGATAAATTTGGTAATATTGACTTACCAGCTAATCCCTATAAAGAATTACAAGCTAGTTTGATAAATATAGCCCAAACTACACTAAGTTTATTTAATACTGTATTAGGACCTATTGCAAGTTTATTGGCTAATAATACAGGATTATTAACTGCAGCTATTGTAGGTATAGGATTTAAATTAGCTAAAATGGCTATTCCTGCACTACAGGATTGGCAATCACAAATTGTTAAAAGTGCTGAATTAGCAAAAGCAAAAGCTAGAGATATTAATGAAAGTTTTGGTGATATTGCTGTTAACAGAATTAATGCAAAAGCACAAATACCTGCTTTAAAAGAGGCAGAGGAAAATCTAAAAAAAGATTTAAATGCAGCCAGACAAGAATTTACTAGTGGTAATACTAGACGTACAGCTATTGCAAAAGGATTAGGCAGTAATGATCAAGGAGTTGTTCAAAGTACCCTTGCAACCTTAGATTTAAATAAGGCTCAAAAAGAGGTTAATGATAGCCGTAAAAAAGCTAATGATTTATTAGATAAAGAACAAAAGACTCAAGTTGCATTAACTCAAAGTGAGCAACAAAAGGTAAAAATATATACTGAACATGCTGCTGGACTACAAAAAATAGTTGATTTAAAAAAACAACAACTAGTTTTAGATGAAAAAATTACTGCTGCTAATACTTTTGCACTTGAGGCTGCTGAAAAAGGCACATTGTACGAAAATATTGCAATGAAAGCAAGGGCTAAAATAAGCCAACAAGCCGGTTCTAGAGCTGAACGTCTAGGTATAGTTTCTAAAGTTGCTGAAGAAACCGAAATAGGCGGTATTGGTTTTGCCCGTGAAGAATTAGCAAAACGTATTGCAGCAAGTAAAGAACTAGGTACATTTGGTAAAATGTTAACTAATGTGCAAGGTACTGCTGCAGCTATTGGTACGGAAATAGGCATAATTGGAGCAGCATTTGCACCTTGGATTGAAGGTGGCTTAGCACTAGTAACAGCATTTACAATATTAGAACCACTTTTAAGTAGTAATACAAAAGAAGCCGAAGAATTTAACAGCGCACTAGAAAACAGTAAAAGTTCTATGGATAGCGTTGCCAGAACTGTGGCTGAATTGGATAAAGGTTTTGGCGGATTTATACCTGATAGTATACAAGGACTTAATGCAATTGCTACTGCTTTTAGTAATGTTGCTGACTCAATACAGTTAGTTGCTGAAAAAGCTAAAAAATCCAAAGAAGCAATGAATTGGTGGTTTGATAAGCCTATTGATTGGGTAAAAGGCATTGTCGGCAAAGATATTGATACTGTATTAGCAGAAGATCTTGGCAAACAAGTCATGAGTGGCTTAAGTTTACTTAAACGAAGCGGTTTAAAAGGTAAAGCAGAAGCGCAATTAAAAGCAGACTTAGGAATTGAAAATCTTGATCTTGAAAGCGTTACAAAAGCTTTTAAACGTCTAGGTGAAGAGAGCAGTAAAAAGGTAATAGAAAGATTTCAAGAACTTGGTGTAGAAGCAAAAACTAGTAGTGGTAAGCTACAAGAATTTAAATCTGCTACTGAAGCAACCACTAAAGCATACCAAGAGTTTATACAGTCTACAGCTAGCAATGATCCCATATTTAAATTAGGTGCATCATTACAAAATCTTGGCGGCATTATGAATAAGCTTAGCAGTCAAGATATAGATGAAGTAAAAGCCGCAATGATTGAACTTGGTAAAAGTCCTGAAAGCGGTGTGCTTTTTGGACCCGAATTTGTACAAGGTTTGGTAAGTATTCGTAAAGAACTCGGTACACAAACTTTAGCTTATTCACAACTTAATGTTGCTGTTGAAGAGTACGACAATAAAATTTTGAATCTTAATAAAAAACTAGCAGATACTGGATACCGCGAAGGGCAATCAGGAACTAGTAATCAACAAAAATCATTATTACAACAAATTAGTCAGGCAACTAAAAATAGAGATATAGCAGCAGAAATGAAAATAGGCATTGATCAAAGCGCCGTTAAAACAGCTAATGATTTATTTGCCAACGGATTAAATAGTGTATTTCAAAAAGGTTCTTTATTAATAGAACAAGGATTAGGTAATGCTTCAGAGCAAGCCGCACTTACAATTGCTAAAGCGCAATTAGGTGGACTAAGTGGTGAACGCCGAGCTAGAGAAGAAGCTAGAATTGCAGATGAAGGTTTTAAAATTCAGTTACGTGCAATTAAAACTAATACTGACCTAATACTTGCCACCGAACGGCTAACTGCAGTAATTAATGAAGCAAATACAAAAGACAGTTTAGCCGATGCTATAAAAGAAAAGAAAAGTCCAGATACTATTGCAAGACTACAAAGTGGTGTAGATGCTGCTGCTGCTGTTAAACAAATCTTAGGTACTGAAGAAAGCGAAGGTGTTAAATTAACTACTAAAAATATTGATAGTGTAGTTGCTAAAGTACTTGGAGAAAGTGCTGATAAACTTACAGTTGCACTAACAAAGAGCCAACTATTAACCATAATAAATAAAACTGCTGCTCAAGAAGCTACAAAAATTAAAGTAAAAAGCGAGCAAACTGCTGCTGCCCTTACTGGTCAACGAGCAATTGAGTCAGGTAAAGTAGAAGATATACAAAAAGGCCTTAGTTTAGATCAAAATATTAATCAAGTTTTACAAACAAGATTAGGCTTACAAGCCGCTTCAGTAGGATTTATGAGCGAAGAATATTTAGCTCAACAAAATACTTATGAATTTCTTACACAAGCCAGTAAAGTAAAAACTGAAATTTTATCGGCAGATTTAGCAATTAAAAACGCGGCTACAGCACAAGAACGTGAAATTCAAAAGCAGTATAAAACTCTTATTTTGAGCCGACAGTTTGAAGAGAGCACTAACTTAAAAATACAACAGGATATTAGAAATATAAACAATGAGTATGCTAAACAAAATAATTTACGAGAGTATTTTGTTAAGTTGCAAGATTTAGCAAATCAAACACAAACTCAGGCTGTTCAGTTTAATAATGAACTAGCAGCACAGTATGATAAAATAGGCGTAACTGTTGGTGAAGTAGCTGTTGAATTACGCAATCAGTTGCGATTAGAACAAGATATTTTAACCACAAATACTGCTAAACAAAATGCACAAAATGAATATAATCGTGAAAATGCTAGACTTCAACAACAAATTGATACTGCACTAGCAGCTAATAAAGACGCTAATGTTGATCTATATAAAACTGAACAAGGTAGGTTAGCCACATTACGAGATCAAAAGCTTGGTTTAACAGATCAAACCCTAGAAAATAAAAATCAACTACGTGTAGTAGAAGATTTAATAACACGCAATGAGGCAGCTACAAGATTAGAACAAAAGCGCGTACAAAATTTACAAGCAATGTTATCACTGCAAAATGAGTTAAATGCCTTACAAGATACTGGTTTAGAATTTCTATCAAAGAAAACTGTATTGGATCGTCAAATTCAAGAACGAGCATTGTTTGACTTAGACACAGCAAGTCAACGAGCACAGGCAGAAAGAAAACTTCAAGAGGTTACAAAAGCTCAAACAGCTGCACAAGAACAGTTTAATAAACAAAAACAAATCGCTGAGGGTATGGATGGTGAATCTAGTGGCCAACAAGTTCAAGATTATGTGCGAGCAAGCGAACAATTAGCAACTGCAAACGAAGCTTTAGAACTTGGCAAACAAGAAAATGCAAGTACAATAACAAGAATAACTTTAAACGAAAAATTATTTAGTATTAAACAACAAATTTTAGTTATAGATAATGAATATAGACGAATAACTGCTGAAAAAGAGCGTGCATATAGACTAGACTCTGTTATACTAGACACTGCCGAGCAACAGCTAAGAATAGATAAAGAAAAGTTTGATTTAGATGTACAACGGGGTGTTATTTCTGGTCAAAGAAAACGCGATTTTGATGAAAATACAGCACGAGCAGAAGCAGAAAATAAATATCAACGTGATAAAATAAACTTAGATAAAGAAGAATCTGCTGTATTAGACAAATTGCGCCGAGATGAAAAAGCAAGACTTGCTGCTGGCGGTAATATGGATGAAGAAGGCTTTACTCTAACCATGAACAATGAAAGAGCAATTTTTGCCGCAAAACGTCAAAATCTTGTGATTGACAAAGAAGGCAGAGATGCACAGATTAATGCTACCTTTGAGTTAAGTAATCGTCAAGAAGCTTATCTAGATGTATTTAAGGGTACATTTGATAAGATGACTGATGTTATTGTAGACTTTGTAAAAACCGGCAAATTAAATCACAAAGACTTAATAAATTCAATGCTAGAAGGTCTACTTCGCTATGAATTGGAACAGCAAAAAATAGCACTTTACGCCGCTGCACGACCTGGATTAGTTAGTGGATTAAAAACAGTGGGAAGCTTTTTAGGATTTGGCAGTAGTACTAGTACTCCGATTAATGATTATGGAGTACAAGGTTTTGGTTCCTCATATGCCAAAGGCGGAGCATTTGATCAAGCTTATCCAGTTCATAAATTTGCTATGGGCGGTGCATTTAGTAATCAAATAGTAAATAGTCCTACACTATTTAAATTTGCACAAGGTACTGGGTTAATGGGCGAAGCAGGACCCGAAGCCATTATGCCCCTAAAGCGTGATGGTGAAGGTAATCTTGGAATACGCTCACAGCCTAGTAATGTTAATGTTGTGGTTAATAATCACAGCGGTCAACCAGCAGAAACTCGTGAAACCATGGATAGTCGTGGTAATCGTACAATTGAAGTAATTGTTGGTGATGTGGTTGCACAACAAATTGCAACTAAGGGCAGCCCAGTACAACAGTCTATGTCTAATACCTATGGTAATAGACCAGCACTTGCTAGGAGATAAACAATGGCTACAAACATTTATTGGCCTAGTGCGCCTTTTCCGCAAGTGCCACAAAAAGGTTTTACTGAATCTGTAGGGGTTAACGTATTACGTTCCCCTATGGATATTGGTCCTGCCAAAATGCGCAGACGTGGTGCTAGACCTAGTACACTTAATGTTGCTTTTATACTTACTAGTGCACAAGCAGCTACACTAGAAACCTTTGTAAAAACTACACTGTTGGGTACTAAACGTTTTAACTTCTTACACCCACGTACTAGTAGTACAGTAGAAGTTAGAATTATACCACAAGGCGATGGCGAATTTTATAAATTAACTTATATAGCGCCAGGTTATTGGCAAACAGACCTAGTCTTTGAAGTATTACCATGAGCAGATTAAGTACACTTAGTGCAACAGCTATCCGTGCGATGTTTTCATCAGAAACAGAACAAGCAGTTGTTATGTTGTTGACGATTTATGGCCTTGACGGCACTTCTGTAGTTATTCGCCTAGCAGATAATTTTAATAAACGTATTAGTGAAACTGAAACAGAAATTGTATACGGAGTACGTAGTCGTGGAAATGACTACGTATTCTTGCCAATGGAAATTTCACTACCTAGTGAAACTGAGGACGGTAATAGTAATTGTAATATTAGGTTTAACTTTGTTACGCCAGAGGCTATACAAATTATTCGTGAACAATTAACAGGTCCAGTTAAAGTTTTGCTAGAATTAGTACTCACAGACGGTACTAATGCAGATCTTAATACTGTAGAAGCCACTTTTTCTGGATTTTACATTACCAGTGCTAGTTACAATGCTGAAAGTATTACATTGACGCTTGGCATGATTAATTATAATACAGAACCATTTCCTGCTTATAACTTTACACCCAGAAATTTTCCAGGATTATTTTAATGTGGTATAATAAATACGTTGGACTACCCTACAAGGACAATGGCAGAACTACAGCTGGAATTGATTGCTGGGGATTAGCTTGTCTAGTATATCGCGAACATTTTGATATTGAACTACCCACACTAGATGATCAGTATGTGGGTAGCCAAGATTTAACCATTAGTAGCTTAGTTACTAGTACCAAAGAATCTTGGATTGCCACTCAAGAGCCTAAACCTGGGGATATTTGTGTATTTAATGTCTTAGGCGAACCTACTCACGTTGGCATTTACATTGGTAATCAAAAATTTCTACACGCACGTGCTGGTCAGGATAGTGTTATTGAGTCCTTGGATAGTGTAGGCTGGAATCGTAGACTAGAAGGCATTTACCAATATAACTTTGGTGAAATTCAACTAACTGGTACGCCACATCCACTACAACTACAAAATGTAGTTACTGATTGGGCTCCTGCTGGTACTAGTGTATATCAACTTACACAATATATTCAGGAAAAATACAAGGTAAGTACCAGACTACTAGAACGTATTGTAATCTTAATAGACGGTGTTCCCGTAGCACAACAAAACTGGCAAACTACTAAATTATTGCCAGGGCAAACTGTTGCCTATAGACTTGTAGCAGCTGGTGGTAGTACTGGCAGAATGTTAATGACTATTGCCCTAGTTGTAGCTGTTACTATTATTACTGCAGGGGCCGGAACACCTGGAAGTCTTGGATATACTATAGGACAAGCTGGTGTAAATGCTTTTGGTTTTGGAACTGCTACAAGTTGGGCAGTTGCTGCAGGTATTGGACTTAACATGGCTGGTATGGCATTAATTAATGCTATTGCTCCTATTAAACCGCCCAAGCAAGAAACACCGGGTGCAACCCTAAACTTATTTAACGGTAGCAGTAATCAAATAAGTCGTTTTGGCGCTATACCAGTTGTGCTTGGTAAAGTGCGTATGACTGCTGTACATGGTGCTACACCCTATATAGAAAGTTTAACAGATACCAGCGTTATTAGCATGGCCCTAATTTGGGGATTTGGTCCACTAGACGTGGATGACATTCAGGTAGGTTTAGTACCTATTGAACAATTTTACGGTGTTAACCTTCGCGGAGCAACTGATCAAGTTGTGCCAAAAACACTATATGGTTATGCCAACGAGGATACTACCGCATTTGATCAACTATACGGACAAGATGTAACACAGCAGATTGTTAATGCGGATCTAACTAATGACTACTATTTAGGTGCGGACTCAACTAATCCTCCTGCAAGCGCCACTAATTTAGTGTATCCTAATCCTCAAGCACCTTACACTAATAACATAACAGGTGGAGCTTGGAAAGAGGTTGCACTAACTGAACCATGTACTAGAATTGAGCTAGCATTTAATTTTCCACAAGGCTTACGCGCCTTAAAAGCACCTAATGAAGTTCAACCAGCAGTAGCAATGATAGAAGTGCAGTATAAAGCTGAAGGCGGATATTGGACAGATGTAGTGCCTTTTACTAGTAATCAAGCTAGCAGTATCACTAGTAGTGGTACTAGTAGTACGGGTTGGAGTGCAACACTTCGTAGACCTGAAGCTATTATGACAACTACTACTACTTACGAAAGCGAAGCACCAAGTACTACTTATACTACAAATCAAACTTATCAATGGTATATAATTACACTACAAAGTGGTGGTGGTATTAATGTATACAAAGGTACTCCTACTTTTAGTCCATATAGTGAACCAGCCCAAGAAATTATTGACACTTATAAAAATACACAATATAACTCATTAGGGTTAGCAGCGACTCTTTCTGAACAATATACTAGACTTCCAGTAATTCCTAGTAATCATGTTGAGTTGTACAGAATATGCCTAAGAAGTGCAATAGGTACTGATTCAAGTATTTTCTTTACACAAGAAGATAAACGTAGTCAATCAGGTACAGTAACAGGTTTAGATCTTACTAAAACAGAAGATACTACAAACGGTACTTTAAAAGTTAGTATTAATACTGGCAATATTAGTAATAGTGCTCAAACTGCTATTACAAGTATTACACAACAAGAAAAATTTAGTGTAAAAGAATTTGCAAGTACTAGCAGCTATAATATTGTAGTTCCTGCAACTCAAAGTACTTGGTATAGTTTTTTACAAGATTATGGTCGGTGGTGTAGTTATACTGCCACAAGTATTGTAGCAGGAAAAGTATATAAAATTGCCACCTTGGGTAATACTAATTGGCAAAGTATTGGTGCGCCTGCAGGTGCCATAGTAGGAACAGTATTTACATCCACAGGTATAGGCAGTGGTACTGGTACTGTGTATACAACTACTTGTGATATTACACAAACTTGGACAGTTTCAGCAGCTAATGCAGGAGTTTATACCGTATATGCTAGTGCAGATAATACTGCACAAATATATGTAGACGATAATTTGGTAATGTCTTTAAATAATGACTCTTATAGTACGGTATTTAGCAACAGTGTACTTATCGCAGCAGGAACGCATACTGTGCGAATAGTTGCTGTAAATACCGATATTACTACACCTGCTGCAGTAGCTGTAAAGTTTACTATTACCCAAGACGGACAAAATAGCGCTAATGTTGCAGCTAAAACTATCCTAAGTTGGGGTGCTGAGGGCACTGATTATGCAAAGAAAAAAGACGCCTTTAATGCAACCTATAACATCAGAGACTTACCTCCTGCTCTTTATAGCGTAAGAGTACGCAGATATAATTATTCATTTGGTGGTAATGATGTTCCTGAAAGCAGCGGATTTAATAATTATGATAAATCTATATTATATAGTGTAACAGGATATAGTAATAATAAACCTATTACTAATCCGTCAGGATGTTATTTAGCCAGAACAGCTATTAGATTGCAAAGTACTAATAAAGTAAATGGTAATGTTGACGGAATAAATGCGCTAGTGCAAACTCGCGGATATGATGTAATTTATACTAATAATGGTGCTACAAAAACATGGACCCCAAATCTGCCTATTAACAATCCTGCTAGTTTATTTCGCTATGTGTTACAACATCCTGCTAATATGTATGCTGTAGTCGATAGTGATATTGACTTGGTGCAACTAGCAGAGTGGCATAATTTTTGTGAAATTAAAAAGTTTACTTATAATAATGTGCTTACTAGTACACAAAGTGTTATGGACACACTGCGTGAAATTTGTGCTGCGGGTTTAGCTAGTCCTACCATGATAAATGGCAAGTGGTCTGTGGTTGTTGACAAACCGCGAAGTTATGTAACACAACATTTTACACCACATAATAGTTGGGGTTTTGAATCTACTAAAGCACTACCAAAAATCCCAGATGCTTTTAGAGTAACTATTAACAATGAAACCAAAGCTTATCAACCAGATGAGTTCTTTGTTTTCAGAGAAAACATGACCGCTAATAATGCAAAAATTTATGAACAGCTGTCCCTACCCGGTGTAACAAATAAAGCTCAGGCTACTTTTTTAGCTAAATGGCACCTTGCTCAGCTAAAATTGCGTCCAGAAACTTATAAACTTAATGTTGATTTTGAGTATTTGGTGTGTACTCGTGGTGATTTAGTTCGAGTATCACATGATATTCCACAATGGGGTACTGCAAGTGGCAGAGTTAACAGTATTAGTTATAGTAGTCAAACTGGTAATAGTACTATAAACTTAACAGAACAAGTATATTTAGACAGCACAAAAACTTACACTATTAGATTTAGAACTAACAGCAGTACATTTTATAGTATAACTAATAAAACTTTAGTTGGTTATACTACTGGATATACCAGTGTAATTATGGTTAATCAAGACTTAGTTACACTAGGCGTTGCTTCAGATAACTTATTTATGCTTGGTGAATTGGTGGGCACTACAGCAAAAGATTCACAAGAATTAGTTGTGCTGTCTATTGAACCTACCAGCAATACTAGTGCTGTGTTAACCTTAACAGACTATTCATCACAAATATATGCTGAAGATTTTCAAAACCTAGTATACGATCCACAAATTACTGGTAGCAACAACGATGTAGTTGTTAATTCAATTACTGATGTACCATTTATTCAAGAAGCTACCAGTGATAGTGCGGTTGCTGAATTAAGTTCGCCAGGTGTATATACCAATATCTTAAAGTTATCAATAGCGCATCCTAATGGATTAACTCAAACAGCTCAACGAGTACAAGTACAGTATGTTGCAGGAACAGAAAGCTTAAACAGTGATAGCATTGGTTTAAATATTACTGTAGATAAAACTGCTAGTGCTGGCGTTGAAATTCGTGGATTAGTATCTGAGCAACCTTATAAATTTAGAGCTAGATATTTAAATAACTTGGGAACTGTACGAGGTCCTTGGTCCGATCCACCTTTTACTGCAGTAGTTGTAGGTAAGCGCACTAATAGCTTAGTTCCGCCTAATATAACAGTTGATTTAGATGGGTATTACTTAGTAATTACTCCTAGCGATAGTACTGTATCAAAAGACGATACGTTTAAAACTTTTGAGTATAGGGCGTATAAAAGTTCTGGAAACACTGCCCAAGACTTCTGGGATTTAGGAACTACATTGAGCACTATTAAATTTGTTCAAAGTCGTAGTGCAAGTAGAATAGACCTACGCACTTTTGATCAGCCAAGAATTTCTGAAGCTGGTGTGCAGTACAGAATAGCTTGTAGAGTTTTAGATACTAACAACAACTATAGTAGTACTAGTACTCTTACTAGTTTTACCCTAAAAACAATTGTAGAAGAAGATCCAGAGGATTAATATGTCAGATACGTTAGCCTCATTAAGTGCCGGTAACAGGTCTTTAATATTAAAATTGTCGACACCTACTGATTGGAATAACACTAAACCCAGAAATGATCTTAGTGCTATTAAAATTTGGTATTCTACTACTCAGGGATTTACTCCTGCAGACACTAATTTAGCATTTAGCGGCCCCGTTAGTTCTTCTATTACTATAGGTAGTTTAGCTGCTAATACTACATATTATGTTAGATATGCTTTTATATCTAGTATTGACCCAACAGTATATACCTACTCAAAACAGTACAGTCAAACTACACTAAGTGATGCTGCAAGTGTTGTAGCATCACTTAGTCAAGATAGTGTATTATTAGCAGCTAATAGTAGTGGCGTGGTTAGTAGTTATGTTAATGCCGTTACTACTATGACTATTACTAGTAACGGTATTGATGATTCCGCTAATTGGACATATAGTGTTACTAAAAATAGCGTTACTTGTAGTGAAGCTACTACTAGCAGAACTCAGACTATAACTAGTATGAGTTCTGAAGTTGATGTAGGATATGTAGATATTACGGCTAGTCGTACCGGATATTCTAGTATTACTAAACGTTTTACTGTAATAAAAGTAAAAGCCGGCAGTCAAGGTACTACTGTTGATATATCTGGTATAACTACTTTTTATAAAAACTCTGCTGCAACAATTAGTCCGGCTACTGCTACACTAACAGCAGTAGCACAAAATGTTACGAGTCCTAGTTATAGTTGGACAATTTCCGGAGCAACACCTACTAGTAGTACTAGTAGTAGTGTTGTAATTACTCCTACAGGAAGCTCAACTATATCTGTTTCACTTACAGTAACCGGCAGTAATATTTCTAGTACTACTGTTAGTAAAACTATGGCTGTAGTAGATCAAGGTGTTCAGGGACAGGTTGGTCAAGCTGGTTTAATGAGTGCTTTTCCTAGTATGTATAAATGGTTACCTACAGGAACTAGTCCCAGTAGACCTAGTAGTGATAGTACCTATACATGGTCCGATGGTAGTTATCAAGGTGCTATCATTAGTAGTGATAGTACTCAAGGATATTGGTGGTCAGAAGCACCTAGCAATACTACAAAAAACTATACTCTATGGCAAATTACAATTCCACTTACTGTTAGTGGCACAACTACTACTAGCCCACTACCTTGGACTAGTAGTAGTTATCCTATGCGTGCTACTGCTATTAATGGTAGTGATGGTGCTACTGGTGCTACAGGTAGTGCGGGTAGTGCAACTTATGTAATTACTCGTCCAAATAGTAGTAATAGTAGTAGTGACATAGATGCTGATCCTATTATTGGTGAAATATCATTAGTAGTTGGTAGAAACGCCCCAATTTTAGGGGATATTGTTACAATTACTAATGGCAATAATTCCAGAGTGGTTAGGTGGACGGGTTCTAGTTGGGCACAACAGACTACTTATATTACCGGTTCCTTAATTGTTGAAAATTCAATTAGTGGCAGTAAAATTATTGCAGGTACTTTAACTGCTGATAAAATAAGTGCAGGTACTATTACTTCTACTGATGGTAATTTTAATCTTACTATTGGTGGTGCTGTAAAGCAGGCCTTACCGGATACTTTTACAACTACTAATGGCATACATATTGAACGTAAAAATGACAATAATACTGCTGTAAATACTTTTAATCTTAGTAGTGGTGCAATCTATGAAATTGTTGATTTAGGCAATACTAGTTGGCCTAATTATAGTACATTTGGTACTACAAAGTGGTTTGTAGCAGGTAGTTATTTTACAGGTAATGGTACTGGAACTGTTAAAAAAGTTCCTGGATTTGGTATTATGATTAATGATAGTACCAGATATACAGGAAATACTGGAGGATTTAGCAATTTTCAACCAGGACTTTATTCATATTCTAAATACGGCAGTACTGCAAAATTTTATTCAGATGCAGCTTTAAATAATATTACAGGCGTAAATGTTGTCAGCATACAGGGGTCAGGAGATGTAGGACTAGACATATTTAGTATGTATAGTAGATTTGCAACAACAGGATTGCGTGTAACAAATTTAGGATATTCTGCAGCTACATTTGAAGGTGGTGGAACAAATACTGCAGTAACCATTACTTCTACTAACACTAATGGTCAAGGTATTGGTATAGGTCTTGCAGTTGTTGCAGGTAGTTCAATATATCCTTCAGTAGATATTACTAATAATTACGGATCTAGCTATGCTGCTATTAATGCAATAGGAAGTATTAGAGCCAGTGGTAATATTATTGCATTTTATTCTGATGACAGATTAAAAACTAAGCTAGGTATAATATCTAATCCTTTAGAAAAGTTAAATACCTTATCGGGGTTTTATTATGAACCAAATGAATTAGCACAAAGTTTGGGATATGAAAAACGTCGTGAAGTAGGTATAAGTGCTCAAGACGTACAAAAAATATTGCCTGAAATTATTCACAAAGCACCTATTGATGATAAATATTTAACCATAGACTATGAACGACTAATACCACTTATTATTGAGGCTATTAAAGAACTAGATAGGAGAACTAAGTGACTACACCTGCTTCGCCTAATCAAATTACTTTAGACGACGTTCAAACGGAGTTTGGTGGCACAAATCCCATTGAAATTGCAGAATATTATGCTGGTGGTAGTTATGTGCCTGCAAGTGTTAGTGGAGTGCCTACAAGTGGTCAAATTAGCCTAGATAATTTGCGCG